GACATGTACGGCGAACGCCGCATGCGCGACTCGAGAGGTCGTTATCGTTAGTGTAAAACTAGGGGCGGGGAAACTCGCCCCTTAAAAACGCAAAGAAATGAACAGGCTAGACTATTACGACGATATTCCGGAAGGAATGCGGAGATATCTCTCTTTTAATGGCTTCCACTTCTCCAAGCCGATGTATCGCTGGGCCGTTTCGATGATGAAAGACCGGAACGGGAACAAGGTGGAGTTTATGGAGAAGGACCAGGTAATGGATATTCTGAAGCGAAACGGGGTGACCGATCTTCCGGAGGCCGGCTATGACATCCCCTTCGTGTTTTTGCGCAAGAAGTCGGACGCTATGGGTGGATCCGTCCCGGACGAGGCGCATCTCGCTATGGCCGTGAAAGAGTTCTTTACGGACAAGGATGGCTACGACACAATGGCATTCGACGAGTTCCTTGCCAAGATGAGCGCAAAGGGCATTTCTATCCCCTGGGAAGACCTTCTGTAAAATGACCATCCGCAAGATTCATATCCGGGACTGGCAGATTGCTTTCTACTTTTCTTTCGACGCCTATGATATAGGGATTATCAAGGACGCTCTTATCTTGGCGGACGCTCCCGCTTCTATCATTCGACAGGCGTTAGAAAGCGTCAGTTCCGGAAACCTTAATGAGGGATTCTGCTTCAGTAATCCAAAACTACGCAAAAGTGTTATTGGGGTAAGCAACTCCATCTCTGGACCAGAATTCCTCAATACAACTATCCATGAGATAGCGCATGTTTCAATGCACATCGCTGAAGAGGATAGAATAGACCCATATAGTGAGGAGTTGGCCTATCTTATGGGAGATATATCTCGCGACATATCTTATGTTGTTTGCGAACTGTCCTGCCCAAATTGCGGGCATAGAAAAGTTCTTTGAAAATCTGGAAGAAATAGTTACCTTTGTGGTAGCGAGATAGGCGGGAGTCATGACCCGCCGACAAGGGTAAGCTAATCGCCTTTCTCGCTTTCTTATTGATTAGCGTAACATAAAAATGATTAGCAATGGAAGAAGAAAAATGGAGGCCAATTCCGTTTTACGATGGCATGTACGATGTTTCAAATTTTGGCAATGTCCGTTCTCATAAGTACGGAAGAACAACAACATTGAAGCAGGGAACAGATAGATACGGATATAAAACTGTTGTTCTAAGCGCCGGCGGGAAACAGAAAACATATCGGGTGCATAGGCTTGTTGCTTGCGCTTTTATACCAAAAAGAGAAGGTCGTGATTTTATTGACCACATAGACACAAACAAGAGCAATAATCATTACTCAAATTTGCGATGGGTTACTAAAAGCGAGAACAACAGAAATCCAATAACATATCAGAAGTTTCTTGATAAAACTTCTAATAGAGACCAAGCGATATGTGATAGATATAGAGTCCCAGTATATCAATATACTTTTGATAGATATTTTGTTAAAAAGTATCCGAGCATTACAGCTGCTGCTATGGAAAATAATCTTATGAAAAGTGGTATTCGGTTTGTAATTCGCGGAAAGTACAAAAAATGTGGAGGATTCATCTGGACGACATCTCCTTTATAAAGAAAGATTAAGGTTGAGCCGGCAAGTTGGCGACCTTAAAAGCTCCTCGAGGGTTATTGCGGTTTTCCTTCGAGGAGCTTTCTTTTTATTTCGTGAGACGATTCGCGATGCTCTCGATCTCCTCGTCGCTGAAAGAACCGGACTCGCGCATGGCGGTGCAGCAGTCCTTCACGGACGCATACGGGGCGAAATCGCGGGCCTCAAAGGCGAGAGAGTACAACCGAGCCAACGGCGTTTTTGTCATAAAACAGAAAAACTCTACCGTTGATTTCTTGGGTACCACTCGGTTGTTCTCAATCTTCCATATGGATGTCGGCGTACATCCCAATTTCTTTGCCAGCTCCGGGCGGGATAATCCGTTCTCCTCCCGAATGATTTTCATTGCTTTACCGATGTTCATTTTCTTGTGTATAATCTTCTTTTATCCAATTTACAATTGATTTTGTCATAGCAGCGACGCATTTCTGGAACTTCTCGTAATGCTTCTCCGACACGCTCTCCCCGTCCCCGTAAAGCCTTTCGGTGAGGGAGACGGTGTACTTTAGGATTCCGTCTATGTCCCTGTCGGTATCCGGCTTGGTATAGAGGACTCCCCTCATCGTGAACCCCGCTTTCTTCCAGGTGCGCTGGTAGAAGCCCTGCGCCTCCGAAGCGAATCGGTTCACGAGCCAGATGTCGGCGATCTTGGTTTGGATGTCAATGGGCTCGTCATCGCAGCAGTCCATCATGGCAATCCGTGACCGCTCAACGTCGTTCTTGATGTACTCACGCAGCTCGTCGCTCTTGTCCCCAAGGTATTCCCTCTGCTCGAGTGTGAACGGGGCGAGGAATCTGGTGAAGAAGGAGTCGTAGAGGGCGGACATCTTCTTGACGATGACCTTGGCGTCGTGCTTGAGCGGGAGGGTCTTGATGTGATGCCGGAATATGTCGTAGGACGCGTCGGCAAGGAAGTAGTGACTTAACGAAGTGAGGACATTCAGGTCGCCCGTCACGCTCTTGACCCCACGGAAGCGGTTGTAGGTTTGGTTTATCTCGGCGTTGGTGGTCATAGTTCCTTGCAGGTTACAGTCTTTTCGGCGTCAATCCGCAAGCGGTATGTTACCTGTTTTACACATTCTCCGATGAAACCAGGGATGAACTCCGTCCAAATGGCCTCGTTCTCCCTCCCGTTAGTGTCGAGAATCCTGTCCAGCATCTTGTGCAGGATTTCCCTATCTGTTAATTCTGCTAAACTTTCCATATCATTCAAATATCTAAGCTCAATGTCCATATTCGATGAGTTTTGATCGTATCAGTTCGTAGTTTTCAATCAATTCAAGGTTCTTCAGAACGGTTTCCTTATAGTAAGGCGACTTGTTGTGGAGATAGATAGCCTTATCCAAGTCCCTTTCCTTGTTGTAGTGGCTCTGGATGGCCTCGAACATGGCGAGTGAGGAATCTATGTCAAAAGCGTCTTCGTGCCTGAAATTCGCCCCGGAAACGCGGTTTGCCTCGGAGCAATATACCGGGGTTATTTGCAGGCATCCGAAATCTTGTGCGCTCCCAACGGCATCTGTTTTGAATTTGCTCTCGGTGTAGGAGATGGCGAGGATCAACTTCCCCCATTCGGAGAGTTCCTCCTTGTGCTGATTCCTCAAGAGTTCCACGGCAGACCAGTGGGGTGGCTCTACCGGCTCGGGCTTTGGTGTGCAGCCCGCCAAGAGGCTAATCAGTATCAGTATTTTTTTCATGTTTCTTCGTGTTAAAAAACTACAACCATCGAGGGAAATGGTGCTCCCTGCGGACTCTCGTTGAAATGCAACCGGCCTCGGATGAAACGAATCTCCTTTGCCTTTCCGTAGATGTAATCGTGGAAGTAGGCCGTGTCCGTCCGGGCCGGTATGAGCATGACCACGACCTCGCAGTTCTTGCTTTCCTCGTAGCACTTCTTGACCCACTTGCCGATTTCCCTTCCGTATGGAGGATTGCAGAACACTCTCTGCCCCCCCCATTCTTGCGTAAGTCCGTCATCTTCAATAGTATAGAAATTCCCGCACTTGGCGTTTTCGGATGTAGCGCAAGGGTCAAGAGTGAAGTGGAATTCTGCGTCCAGGGCCTCGAAGAACGCCTTCGGGGTCGCCCATTCGTTGCTATTCGACGAAAATAGTCCGGCGTTAATCATCTTTCTTGTCCTCCTTGATTTCGGCATCAATGACGATGCTCCTGTTACCGGCGGTTAATGTGAATATGGCTATAATGAGCCCTATGAAGGCGACTCCAGCAAAGAGCAGGATGACCAGCACGATCGCCAAGATAATTTTACCTACCATAACTATTCTTCTTAATTGCCCCTAAATAAATCCGCATCTTCAAGAGTCCAGTGCAGGACTTTTACTGCCGGTCTATACCCGACATGCGGAGGATTCTTGAAGTGGTACTCCTTGTCGAGCAGCAGAGCTTGTTTCATCTCCAATCCGTTGCAGCCGTGGGATTTCAGCAGTACGTCCATCTGCTTTTCACGGATGAGGGCGAAAGGGTGGCCTTGTTCGTCCCATTCGGTTATCTCGGGGAGGAAGTCGCCCGGCTCGAAGCACCAGCCATATAGCACATATTCATGCTCCGTTTTTACGATTCCGGTGATGATATAATGCTCCTCGCAATCTTCATCATAGCCTTCATCGGAAGCCCACTTCCCATTGAGGGTTATTTTGTCGCATCTTCCCGGATCGTAGTTCCAGAGGACGCACCCGATGAGTTCATTCGGGTATTTCAGTTCTCTTTTCATCTTGGTTCGTATTTAAGTTTCCCACTTTTAACCATGTCAGCGATGCCTTCCGTGTCGTAGAGCCACACGGGACGCCTTCCTTGTTTCCCAAGCTCGCACAAGCCCTCCAGCCTGCCGCGCTTGCGGAGGTACGGGAACAAGTTGCCGTAGAACTGAATCCAGAGGTTCATGTCATTAAGCCGTCTCGCCGCCAGCCTCGCACAAAGCCATGTCTCTTCCGACTCCTTGGTCTGGATAATCAGGTTCTGTCTTCCGTCAGCGAAGGGAAGCACCCATGCGCCCGTCGGGATGTAGTCATCTATGCCAGGAGACTGAATCCATATCTCCGCATCGTCCTTCGCCTGCTTGAAGGCGGGCAGTTCAAGAAATTCCTTTTTTGTCATTTAGAATGGCTTTTAACTTGTCTTTCTTTATCATAAGTTCTGACCTCAAGCACTCCTGCCTTGTGTATCTCTCCACGGCATCCACGAGGTCTTTGGCAGCGGATATAATAGCAATTGGGTGAACAGTTATACCAGGACGATTCACACCCTCCCACGGTTTTGTGTCAGTAGTGGTTACTATTTCCACCCTTTCAGTTTTCTCTCCATTCGGACATCCACCAAGCGGAGTCCTCATGCAGCATTCATATAATCCACATTCAGCGCATCTCATTTCTTTTCCTCCTCTTTTTTAATGATTATCTTCGGAATATCAACACCATCGCATCTCAAAGTTGGACTCCGATAAACATTGTCTATTCCTTCATTGACTGTGAGGGCGTGTAGCATCTCCCGATAGATGGCATAGGTCGCTGCCTGGAAGTGCGAAAAGGCTTCATTCGGATGCCCTCCGCTCCACTTGTAGCTCTGGTTGAAAGACAGCTCCGGGAAGGCTTGTTCTTTCAGTTTCAAGAACAACTCACGGTCTATCTTTTTTGGTACAATTCCGTCAAGTTCTTCAACCTGCCCGGCGGAAATCCGATGCACAGATTCCACGCAAAGAGCGATGAGGCTGTATTGTTCCTCGGTCAGTTCAAGGATGTACTTCTTCATATCTCTATTTGTTTTTCATTTCACGGAATCTGCGTAGGACTTCTTCATAGAACTTTTGCCCATAAGGGAACGGAAGGTCTTGTTCGATTAAATCGTCATCCCTTGCTGCGCTATTCTCCGTGTCAACTTGATAGAACAGGCCGTTGATGGTTTGGAGGTCTTCCCAGGTTAGCGCAAGGTCTTTCTCGGCTTGCATGTAACCTTGGATATATCCATTCTTCCGGTTGACCATTGATATTACCCGGTCTATCCCGGAACCTCTGTTGACGGGACATGCTTTGTCCGCTTTTTCTACTGCTTTGCTCATAATTCTTCCTCCATCGCTTTTGTAAGGTCATCAATGAAAGCCTTTTCAAGAAAGACAGTCATAAGATTACCTTCTTCATCGTTTTGTATGTCGGTGTAGATATATGCGTTCTTCCTTACCCAATCAATGACTCTCTCTATGGTATCTTTCTCGGCCTGCTCGTAGCCTCTTTCACAGGCCCTTCTACAAGCTAATGTCACTCTCCTATCCTCAAAAATACTGCGTTCCATTGGGCCGCTTGACTCTGGATATAATCTGAGCGCCGCTTCTTCACTTCTCTTGCTCATATCTCGTTCAGTTCTTTCTTCAATTTGCCAAAAATCATTTTCCCATCGTCCCAGAACTTTTCTTCCTCTTCGATGAGTTCCAGCAGATAGTCCTTGCGGATGTATTCAACATTCTGTACAGGGTAACCACGCATACCTTTTATTTTCGGCTCGGTGTGCCAATCCTTGCAGGGTTCATCGTCAAACGAATACCCGTGAAGGTAAATCTTGTCCGGTGCTTTCATATCCTAAAGTGTTATTTCTTTTTCAATCCCGCACAAGCGAAGGGCATGCTGGAGTTGGTGGACATACTTGATATACCGAGCGCAATCTCCAATTTTAAGCGAAAAATCGGCATCATAAATAGCCAATAAAGAAACTGACGGAGCAAGATAATAAGTGAAATGCCGCTGCTCCCCCATAAGTCTGGATTTGCTGAACCCGTTCTTCTCCAGGATTTCGGGAGTGAGAGGGATGGGGTCAAGATAATCGCACCAGATTCCTCCAGAAAGCCAAGGGTCTCCCACCGCTTCACAACGAGCACAACCCTTCAGCCCTTTCTCACGGAAAGTATTCTCGGAATCAATCTCCGTCACTCTTACTATTTTCCCTTCCGGTATGCAGAGGCGGTCTCTATTCACGCGGAGATAATCTCCAACCATTAGCTCGTCTGCCTTCATATCTATTTCTCCTCCTTGATTACAATTACCTTAACCTTGTCGCCATCAGTTAATTTAAACACCGGCTTGAGTCCCATTGTTGGATCAAGGTCTATATATCTCCCATCTCCAAAATTTATGAACTGTCCATCATCTTGCACAATTCCTTCCACCGCCTTCTCCATCATCTTGGTCTTCTGCTACTTCGCTCCGGCGATGAATGCCGCTTTATGTGGATAGTTTGGCGCTTCCCACGCCCAAGACATCATTTCATTATACTTCTCTGCCGCTTCCTCCAGCCCTTCGGGGAATTCTTGTTCTTCCACAAGTATCTGTACGGCTTCTCTTGCTTCAACAGGTAAGAGCGGAACACCACTGGGCGTTTTCGCATTCACAAGATCTAATAGTAATTCTTTTGCTTCTTCGCGATTCATATTCTTATTTCTTTACATTAATCTTATTCGCAGAGCATCTTGAACGGCCTGAAGATACGCGCAATAAAGAGCATCACGGAAATATGCTGGCTCTCCTTTGCTGTGAGAAAGAGCATATTCAACCGCTTTGTCTCTCCAAAATTGTATTTGTTCTTCGTGTTCTGTCATATTCTATTTCTTTAAGTGTATCCTACTACAATTTGTAGCACGTTCATCAATCCGGGTCGCCTCCATCATTTGATATTCCGAGGATTCTCGCAACAACCGCATCTTGCGTGTGTTTCCCTATCTCACTTTTCTTCAGTACAACAAGTGACCCAGCCCAACTGAAAAGCATAAGGTCTTTTCCGTCTTTCTTCCATCGCCTTGCAAGCCGTTCTAATGAACTGATAAGGGAATTTTCCTCGGGCGTACATTGAACGCCGTTAATCGTTTCGTATTTCATCTCTCTATCGTTTTAAGTGTGTTGCTCCCCACTCCGCGAAGTGGCGGGCGATTTCAGATACTGACGGCTCATTGTCGCTGGAGCATTTCTCGCGGAGATAGCGGCTAATTTCCTCCTCCAGCCCTTGCTCAAAGTCGTGACAATCCGTCACGGGTTGCCTTCCGAGCATCTCCTTGACCTGCCGTGTAATCTCCTTGCGGACTGTCTTAACAATCTCCTTCACGGCTTTCTTGTCAGCGGCATTTTCATCATCCAATCCAATGAGTTGCTCCGGCTTGACATCCAGCTTGTACTTTGGCGAAGTTGTCGGGATGCCACAAGATTCTGTATAAGTCGGCCCGCTTATCCCAAGAAACGGATTAACTAAGTCCAAGAGGTTCCGTAAGGTCTCATACTCTGGTACATTTCTCTTGGCAACTCTTCCGCTCCTGGTGTTGCATATCTCGTGCATCCGCTCTTCAATCTTGTCTCGCATCTTCTTAAAGACTCGGCTGGTTTCTTTGTCTATTAGAGCCATGTTACAATGCTTTTAGTTGTTCGTAGAGCCTACTTGCACCAGGTGTTACCCATCCGCGTTTGTTTGCATCATCAATGAGTTCCTTGATCGCATCAAGATCTTCCTCGCTGGGTTTCCAATGGGGACGGAGGGAATTGAGCCAAGAGACATAATAATCTATTTCTCCAACTCCATAAGTATCTTCTGGATTCTTTGATGCCTCAAGGTAACGCACAATTCCATTTATACACTCCTTATCTTCCTCGCTCCATTTTACGGGCTGACCACCCGAGGAAGCACAAGTATGCTCAAGCCAGGAGATGATGTCCGACACCGGAATATTACACCATGTTTTCTTCGTCTTGCTCTTGAAGTGTTCAAGCATCTTTGCTCTTATTTTGTCCTCCTCGCTCCACTCTGCGGGCTTCTGGATGAACCTGAAACGGGAAGGGATATTATAGCCGTCCGGAGTCTTAACTATCCATGCACCCACCGGCACCTCATAGTGACTACCATCCTCACAGAACAGTTTGAGGATGTCGTCATGGCTGTGTACGTAATTCTCGAACTCTGCCCAGGACTTGAACCACTCGCCGAACTTCGGGCTTTTGCCCGTAAAGTCGATGACTTCCTTCAAGTTCTTTCCGGTCCACTGGATCATTACGGGCTCCTGCGCTCTAACATACTCTCTTGCAGAACTGTCAAACAGCCGGGCGAATCCTTCCCAATAGATGCGTTGTGGCTCATAGTCTATACCTTTTTTCTTCAAAAGAGTTCGGAATCCCTCAAACTCACCCTTAATGATGTCCACAAGTTCATTATTCTTGAATTGAAAGGGCTTCTGCTCTTTCAGATTTTCGAGGTAGGCAAGAAAATCATCTATCTGCTTGGCTTCACTAAATGGTGCATTTTTCACATCACCACACTCAAAGCAAAGATAATGAAGTCTTTCCTTTTTATCCTTAAAGTAGTCTAGCATCTCTTTCCTTATCCTCTCGTCCTCGCTCTCCTTCTCTTTGACGATGACTTTGCCATCCTTGACAATGGCCTCCATACCCTCAGGAATCGTATATTCCCAGCCCTTCAGTTCAGAGTCTTTTGCCCCGAAAGGGATTTCTATATCTGTTTTCATTTCATTTGTTTTTTTCTTTGACATTAACATTGCACCAAGCAACCCGAAAGCCGGGCTGAACCCGAAGCTGCCGAAACTTCCACTGCTGAGAATCGATTTTACCAGATCCAGATCGATGGTGTCTTCTTTCTCGTCCATATTGTTCATTTCTTTAGACTTTCAAGATAATTAAACTCTCGTCAAAATCAGTTTCCTCCTCATTCTCAGTCCACGCCTCTACCGACCAATAGTCAATGACTTTCTCCGCGTAGTATCCAAATCCTTCTTCCCACTCCTTCTCGTAATGAAACTCGACATAGATCTCAAATACAACCCCATCATCTTCGAACTCGCCGCGACTCTCATCCATACCCAAGATGAACTCGCGGAGTCTTTCGTATGTTTCTTCCTTTATGTGCTTCATAACTTTTCCGTTTTGTTATTAGTTGCGGATGAGGATTTCAGACGCCCATCCGGATAATACGCCCTCACCAAGCCTTTTCCCCGTTCGTGTCCCATACAAGACAGGGTCTTTCTCATAAAGTTCGCCAGCTGTCTGCAAAATCTTCTTCCTAGATTCTCCTTTAAGAAGCATATTTGACACCATAAGATACAAAGGAGATTTCATTTTCCAGTCTGTCGCATTCTCTACTTTCTTATCGCACATAGCTCGAACGGCATTCGGATTCCTGTCTCCTTTCTTTCGACCAAGGTGATCGCAAAAGTTTCCAGATTTTGAGATAAACCCGCCATCTTTCTTTATCTGCTTCTTTCTCTCCGCAAGGGCGATTTTGGTGTTGACCTGACCCATAATCGCCTGACGCTCCCACATCGCCCACATTACCGTAAGAATGAAGCGGTCTGTACTCGGAATGTCACAGAAGATAAGATTCCGCTCTCCGATGGCATCGACGATGTCTAACGCCTCTTGGACATTTCTACAACGATCAGACTTCGCGATTACGAGAACATATCCTTCCTTCTTACAAAGCGCGATTGCGTCCCACAAGCCCTTACACTGTCTCAGCTTCGTACCAGAATAGACATCGGTAAAGATTTCCACGGGATCTTTCCCCATAAACATCTTCGCAATGGATTCCTGAGCCGCTAGGCCGAGTCCGCTCTCGCCCTGACCCTCCGTGGACACTCGGCGCCATAGAACATATGGTCGCGACTCCCTAATAGTTTGGAATTCTGATTTCTTCTTTGACATAATATGCTTAAACGCTCCTTGTTATTTTGCAATACCCGTAGTCCACGGGCTTCTGACAAGCCTTCTTGAGTTTGTTATACCACGGGCATGTCAGGCAAAGATTTTTACCGCTTTTCATTGAATAATTCCGGGATGAATGACAGCCCGCAAAGTAGATATACTAAAATAAACATATTACTCCTCCTCTACCGTCTTGATTGGGAAATTCCATCTGTCCGTGACAATCAGCGCGCAGGTAGTCCCGGCGCGGTCGAACTTGTATCCGAAATACCCGTCCAATTCTTCCGCATTCAGCGTTGCCGAAATGCGCTTGATTTGCTCTATCGCCTCCGGGAGCGTCGGGACTTCTCCGCCGATATTCGTGCAGAAAATCCCGTTTTCATAAAGCGTGATGTTATACATTGGCTTCGAGAGATTTCGTGAAAGCGACTGCCATCGCAGTTGTGGCCTCTATCATCTCCGGCGTGTCGTACGCGGAGAAATCGAAGGATTTGATGATGTTATTTCCTTCGAAGATTGTCAATATGAAAGATAGGTGCGTGCCGTCTTCCCCGATGCTGTTGTGAATGGACGCATCCAAGTGAGCGGAATAACCTTTCTTGAGCAGTTCCGGCTGCAGGCCCTGGACTTTTTTGAGCGCGTCCAGGATGACGCTGTCTTCACTCTTTGTCATAACTTTGCTAATTTATAAGTTTTATTGTTTCCTTGCAAGAACTATGCCTAAAATTCATTGTATTCTTCTTCCGAAATCGCTTCGACGAGGAACTCCCCATCGTGCGCCTCGTAGAGTTCACCGATGCAGGCCAACTCGCCCCATCCGTCTACCTCGATTGCGTATGGGATGTAATTTGACGGACATTTCTTCAGCCCGACAAGCTCGTGGATGACATCGTATAAGATCTGACTCCCCGCCGGTGCCTTGACAACCTTCTCCCTAATGAGGATGTTATCCCTGATGTAAAAATAAGTTGCCATACTATTCGTAAGTTTGTTTGTTCATTTCTTTCCAGATGCCGTATACGGCTTTATAGAAATCGGTTTCCGAGTTCGGAATCCCTTTGTAGCCTTCGTCGAGCAGGGCGTCGCGGATAAGCCCCTTGATGCGGAAGAGTTCCGCGCGCAGCATTGCTTTTGTCATTTCTTCTTTTTTTGTGATTTGACAATCGTGACTTTTTTGCCGGCCTCGGCAAGAATCTTGACCGCCTTCCAGATGTCAGCGTCCATCTGGTCTGCGTAAAAGTGAAAGTCATCAGCGCCACGGTAGCAGTCATCCTTCATCGCACGCTTGAGATGACCGGTGTCACACCAGAACCCGATGAGCTGCACCCTCTTGTCTCCCTTCTTTACCTTCTCTCCGAACTCATCGTGGTCCTCCGATACCTTGTAGAAGTACATGTCAGCCCAAAGGTCTACATTGGCGTGACACATCCAGTTCTTGAATTTCTTATCCGGCTCATCCGGCCAGCGCTCGGTCTTGGTGTAGTAACCGATGCGATTCTTGTAACTTACTCTCAGTGCCATAATTAATAATCAAACGCCTCCTTAGCGCCGTCTAAAAGTTGAAGATAAATCTCAGTGTAACGCTCTCTCTCAGCGCCCTCGCAGCATCGCATTCCCTCAAGGAAGAACGCGATAGCCTCTGACCGCTCCCAAATCTTGGACTCGCCGTAGCAAGTCACGACCACTAGGTCTGCTTTCTTCTTTCGTGCCATAACTATTCCTCCCCAATTTTGTTAAGAATCGCCCGATAGTTCTGAATCTGCCAGTTGAAATCGTATCCGGAGAGACCGGCCTCGATGCACTGGTCTCTCAAGGATGCGATGTGTTTGATGTGTGCGACAAGCGCATTGGCAACCAACTCCCTATCGTAGCTGCTCAGATAGATATCTCCGCTTGTGTAGTCCATATCCTACCCCTCCACCGCTACGAGGTTGAACACATTGAATGACCGCCATCCCTGCACGGTCAAGTCCCAATACTTAACAAGCGTCGGCACTTCCGGCTGCGCCTTTCCTACGGGCTCCCAGACCTTGCCGTCCTCCTGAATCATCTTCTCGCGGACAAGCGTACCGACAGCCTCTCGCAGACTGCCGTCCTTCTTCTTGAACTGAAACCGCACAGCGGTCTCCATCATCTTGCTCTCGAGGAGCATAACCTCATCGGCCTTGAACTCATCGAGTCCGAGCTTGACCAATTCTTCACGATTCTTCATAACTTTGCTTTCTTTTAATGTTGTCGATATACCTTTTCCACTGGCCGGCGGAGTCGAACTCGATCCACTTTTCTCCGACCAGACTTTTATAGCCACGCCCCCATTCATAGAGGGCATAGCCTTCGTAAGTGATCAGCGCGCTCATTCCACATAATCGCTGAGGTAGTCATACGCATCCTGCACGCTGCTCGCGGCATCCTCAAGTGCGGAAATCATATCCGCATACGCCTCACCCTTCTCGCTTTCCTGCCAACGCTCGGTGCGGTTGTCAAACACATCCTGCGCATCCTGCGCCATCTGCTCCAATTCTTCCTGAAGATCGAGCAACTTGTCTGTAATCTTGTCAATTTTCTTTTTCATAACTCATATTTTTATGGTGTTTCCTAGCAAGAAATATGCCGTCTCTAACGAACTCGCTCCCGTACAACATTAAGTTTGAACTCGGCATCCGGAATAAACTTGAGAACGCTCTCCCTTGCAAGCCGGAATGCGGAATCCTTTCTTGTCCGAGAGCCGACCTCCTCGAAGAACGGCCAGCCGGCAAAGACTACATACTTGCCATCCTTCCGGTCTACTACAGCCACCAAATCACCGCTCTCCTTGACAGTAAATTTCGTGTACTTGCCTTGCCGGCAAAGCACCTCGGTAATGATGATTCTAGTTGTTTCCATAACTAACAGATTATTGCCTTCCCCGTAATAATGTCGTTCCACTGTTTTGCAGTGCATACGCAGTACATCTCTTTCGAGGTTAAGTAGTGTACCTCAAGCCCGAGATACCAAGAGGCGTCTTTATTTGCCTCCTCCCTAGTCGCATACCATTTGGGTTTCATATCAGTGTGCTTCAAATAAGATTCTCTCGCCGGGTTTCAGGGACCAGCAGCCCTCGTCCTTTACGGCACAGGCGGAGCAATCTCCACCGCACCAGATGCCGCTCGGCACAAGCTCTCCCTTCCACACCGGCCTCGATGTCGGCAAGTTGTGCGGATTCGGCACATCCAAGCCACGCCACTCGCTGAAGATGATGTGCAGGTTCTCCGGCAATTCTCCGTTGTAGTCAATCCATCGGTTCACGATATCAAACTGCTTCGTGAACGCAAGCACCTGGCAGTGAGGATTACGCTTGGATACCTCGACCATGCCATCAAAGAAGTCTCCGCTCAATATGTCTCCCGAAACGAAAAACCGGAACCACTTGTTCTTCTTCATTTCCCCGTCCACCTCTCGGAAGAACTTCTCCGGATCTCTCCTGGCGATTGCGCTGTTGTTGGCGAACGCGGCCCGGCTCGCCTCGTAGCAGGCGATGTTCCGCGCTGCATAACAGCCCTTCGCGCAGCATGCGCAATTTCGGCCACAATCGGCAATCGGGATAAGCGACACCGACGGTACAAGGTTGCCAGTCTTGCGGTTGCCGTAGGAGAACTTGACATGCGCGTTCTCCACATCCACCTGACCGCGCAGGTCTACCATCTTCTTGACTCTGGTCGCGATGGTCTCTTCCTTAAATTCGACATAGTTGTGTATGCCGGTGAGTGCTTTGTGTGTTGCCATGTTAACGTAAAATTGTGTGTTCTATATAATTGATATAAAAGTCTTTCTTGTCGTACTCGAAGACTCTGTTGAAGCGCTTCCTTTTACTGGGAGACAAAGCAGTGTCCGCCCAGGCGAACCATGCGAAATTCTTCGGATTTTCCCTAGGCATTGATTCAAACTCCTCTTTCGACAACCGGAATGTTTCAAAGTTCCAGCCCTGAGTGATTATAACCTTGTAGTTTAATACCTTTGCCATAACTCTTACTTTAAAATTGTCCTTGTCACTACATAATAATCGCGGAAGAACTCTCCGCCGCTCTTCATAACATGAATCAGTCCATTGATGCCTTCCTTCACAATCATCCCCTTCTCTTTCCAGTAGTCGCGAATCTGATCCATCCTCTCGCGCGCTCCGTCAAAGGTCGCGTGCGGTGTCTGCAACTGCTTATCTCCGTTCTGATATTCGCAGTAGACCAGATAGATAATGTTGCCAATCATAATCTAGAATATGTAGTGAAACTGTCTGTCCTCTGGCGTGTCTTTCGTCTCCTTGACGATATAACACCAGAGTGTGCTACGCGCCCCGTACCACTCCTCTCGGGCAATGTGGTAGCCCTTCTTCTTGAACTCTTCGAATGCGGCCTGGCGTTCATCCATCGTGAATTCTTTGAATGTCCGCTTGTCGTTGGGGTCGTGGTAGTCGTGGTATCCGGTAAATCCAGGCTTCCCGTCCATTGACACGTGCGTGTCGCAGTAGTTAAGATGTCCTTTCGTAAACATAGCGGCCACAAGTCGATTGACCACCTCCGGCCTCACTTGAGGCTTGCTGTTGTTGGGTAATTCAAACATATCTACTCAAATTTAATCGTTACTTTCAACCCGAGCGCATCAGCATAAGCGAGCATGCGTTTCAGTGTCAGACCGACTCTGCCGTTCTCGATTTCCGAGATTTTCGTGCGGACAGTGCCCATCCTACGAGCAACTTCCGTAATGCTCAGATGCTGCCGTATCCGGTGCATCTTCAGTTCGTTGATAATTTCTTCCATTACTTGAATATCTCTAAAATGTCCGTGAAGAAGAAACTGACCTTCGGGAACGTTCCGTTCTCGCAGTCGGTTTTGTAGTGCTGGTCGAAATAGGACAGGAAGTCCTCCATCGTGAGATCGTTCCATTCAATCTCGATGCCCTGCTCTTTCAGTATCGAAACAGCCTGGCGCAATGTCACTCTTTGTGCCATAGCATCAGAAGCAAAGTTGATCGAAGTAGTCCATCTCCAGCCCGTAGCCGAGGAGCAAATCCTCGACATCGCCGTAGTTCACATCCTCCGTGTTCAGGAGGTCATTGAAGTCCTTGCGCAAGTTCTTCGCCTCGCGCTCGCCGATTACACTTGAAATTGATTTTGCCATAACTTTGATTATTTGAGTTCTACTTCCTGAAGATACACACCATAATGACTCGTGCCCCAGTATCCCTCTGGATAGGTCTCATAATATGCGGCGCCCTGCGACTCTTCCCACTCTTCCTCCGCGAACTCTCTCTTTGCGTCCTCTACGATGTCCTCATACCGCCTCAACGCATCCTCCTTTTTGGCGAACGCCTCCGGTTTGTGGCTGAAACTCTCGAAGTCAAAAACTTCGTCGATAGTGATAATATAAATCTTCATAACTCTGTCCATTTATTTGGTTAAACCCATTCGATTTTTTCCGTTTTTTGAATCCTCTCCCACTCATCCATGCACCTCTTGTTGTCCTTCCAGACCGCTCCGCACAGATATTTGCATGAGCGCGTCGTGTATAGGCCGATGTACCGGCCGTTGTCCCTTGCGTACATGGCTAATTCACATTCTGATTAAACCACTTGCAATAATCCGCATAGGTGTTGAACACCCTGTAAGAGTCATTCCGCATCTGGCCCGGATCGAACCCTTCCTTCGAGTTCGCGGTCAGTTTGTCCAGCGGAATCAGGTAGATAGTAGGCTCGCTCCCTGGGGAAATAGCCAGCTCAATGTCGTCCTCGTACTGGACGTCCTTGATGATGTCAGCGTACAGGCCGCTCTCGACCTCCACGCACTCGGCAATTAACTTATACATGTGTCCTTTTCATCGTTAACATTCCTCGTCCCTCATATCATACTCCAACAATGTCTCCAAGTTCTCGGTCGTAAGCTCTTCCTCCGTCCAACCGTCAGCCAAAAGCCCGGCCAGAAACACCTCCGGAACGGGCTGTCCAAATGCAACTGCTTTCATATTCTATTCCTCCCAGATGATTTCATCAATCAACTCCTCTAGATCAATTCCCTCAAGGAAGTCAACCGCGTATCCGTTCTCTTCCGCCCACTCCATCGCGCAGTTCTCTATCTCGTTGCGGAACCAAGCCGGAATCGGCATCCGCTTTCCAATGTAACTCAGTGCCATCCCGCACTTAATGTCCAAATCCTCTATGTTCGCAGCACAATAGGCCGCGATTTCTTTCATCTGGTCCATAATTACTCTACATAAAAGTCCCTAACAAATCCACCCTTGAACCGGGCGCACAACTCAGCCCATTCCGGCATAGAAAACCGCTGGCCGTTCCTGCTCAAGCATACCGGGTACAACCCGCCAGGCACATGCGTGAAGCAGTCGCCAGCCTTCGTTCCGTTAAATCCTACCGCGAAGTAAAGGTTCACAGGATCAACCTGCTCGCCCGCATCATTCACATAGTACAGGTCCCCAACCATCTGAGGACCTGACTTATTCAGACCTTCGCACTTGTCAAGCAAGGCCATCTTCTCTGCCCGGGTCTGCTCGGCCCATTCTTCCCATGTGCTCATTTTATTTCCTCCAGCAATTCGTTGAGTTCGTCTTCTGAATCAAAGTGACCGCCAAGGCTCGTCCTCTGGCCGTCCATTGTCAGCACCGTCAGCCAGGCGCCACAATCCCCAAACATCATATTGAAGATCGCAAGAGGCGTATGGCTCAACTGTCTCTCGGTTTCTCGTGCCATTTCAGCATTAGAGGCCGAATTGGCAACCTCGCATAGGTATCCGTTTCGCTCAAAGTAACTGTACGGATGACAGAAGATAGGATTCGGCATCCCGTTGAACGTGCGGTCGAATACCGCCTTGATTTCTTTGGTTTCCATATTATTCGTTATTTACTCGGTTATACAATTCCTCCGGGACGAAGGTGTAAATCACATTGTCATCGCTCGCGGCCACAATCACATCTTCCGACCACATCCACTCCTGACTCTCCGGCCAGTCGACTCTTATGTACTTATCCATAACTATTCCTCGTTAATGTTTCCAATTCTTTCGACCTCTTCATCGAAAAACCCTCCGCCAGTATACACATACATTCCGGAGAGAACATAGAACCGCTCTCCCATCGTGCCCAGGATTGCACCGCCCTTCACATAGAATCCGCTGTCCTGCCCAGGATACCTGAACTTGTCGCCTTGCTTTAATGCTCCTAGTTTCATTTTACTTTACTTTTTATTGTTGTCCTTACGCCTCATCCAATTTGCAAGCGGACAGCCTGTCACAGCCGTCCGCCCGATCCTCTACTCCGCTACATCCACCGCCTCGTTCGACACATAATCGACCTGGTCGAGCGTGCCGTAGCCCTTGTCCTCGGCGTACTTAATCGCCGCCCCGAAAGTCTTCGCGACAATCTTCGAGTAATGGTAATCGCCACCTTCCTCGATAAACTTGATAGTCCAATTCTTGTACTCCATAACTAAAACATTAAATAAAGTGAAACAATTGCCGTTACAATTCCAAGGAGAGCCATTACGGCATCCTCCCACCATTTACGATTCGTTTTCATCGCTCACAACCTCTATAGTTACTCCGTTCATCAACATCATCCAAGCGCAGTAATCCACCACCGCCAGCTCCGCCACGAGAACCATCCCGAGCAGACCTCTACGAATATCTTTCTTGTCCATCGCCTAGTCCATATGATCCGCCCAAATCGGCTGTCCGTCCCACTTCTCGAGGTTGTAGTGGTCGTGCCTCGCGTAACTGCCGGTCTCAAGACCTCGCTTGCCCTGGCGGATTGTAGCCTCCCCACGGTCGTACCACAATTCGTTCTCATCGGGCACTTCGTACCCCTGCTGTCCGTATCCGCCATCGGTCGGCTGAACCATCCGACTGCCTAAACGGACTGCCTTCGCTGACTTCGCGGTCACTTTTGTCACTCTGAACCACACCGGAAAATGCATCGTGTAATGCCACATCCCCACGAGGATGTCACCAACTTTGATCTGTTCCATAATCGTTGCTTGTTTATTGTTAGTTAATAGTCCTGACTCTCCACTCCACTCCCGTCCGCCACTCCATATCCTTGCGCACCTTCATCGCGCACTCCATCGTCCGGCAAAAGGTCGGACAAAATCCCTTGACATATGCCACGGGGTAAATCTTGAATTTGTAGTTGTTCGTTTCCATAACTATTTGAATTAGTGACTTTGGACACTCCGAGCACTCGCTCGGGTAACATTAAAGCGAAGCGAATCATTTCATCCTGATCCGCCCCGCTCCCATCTGTTTTCGGCTATTTATATCAACGGCTCGGATTTATTGCAGTCATCGCGTCTTACGGCTTTTGCCCACACCGCTCTTGCATACCTACCTCGTTTGTTGCTCTGGCACTTTATCCGTGTTGTCCTCCCACGGCTTTGTGCGCGGTCTCCTCCTTACTTTGATGGTCATTCGCTCGCTCGTTCCGTTGTGATTCAAGCAACCGCTCAAGGTTATTCGACCTATTCGCATATGCTCGTTTCAGGTTCGGTCGGGGCACAGTTATCCCCCATCGTTTCGGGCATTCCGCTCTGCACTTGCTTACCTATAACCCCAACGGTGCAGTATCGGGGCGGCTCTTATTTAATCGTGCTTGCGTTTGTTGGTATCGTGCAATTGCTTGCAGTCCTCCGCGAAGTCGCTTGCAGTCTTAAAAAGTCCGATTAATTCTTTGTAATTGTGTGGACACATTCAAGTCCACACAATTAGACATTATTCGCTTACTTCCACAATAGTAACCAATTCAGAAACGCGGTTTGTTTTGTAGTCAATGAAATTTTTAACCGCATCTTTTACAACCTTATAAGCGCACGCCGTCCCTTTTAAGGTTTTAACTTTGTAGCCGTCTTTCGTTTTTACGCATAATTTGCCGTCGCTCGTTTGGTAGGGATAACAATTTATAACCACATTAAGCGCGGTTTTATAAGTCCCTTTGCAAGCGTTTGCGGTGTTTCTTGCAGTACTTCCAACCGCCGTCAATTGCTTGTAAGCACTTTCGAGAGAGAGCGCAAAATCGCTCAATGTGTTTTGCACATTCTTTTTCTCGTTTGCGCGTGCAGATGCAATTTCCTTTTTGGTGTAATTCTCTACACCTTTGTAAATGTTAACTTTAGTAGCCATAACTTAAAAATTTTAAAATGTTAGTAAAATATTTTATTAATGTGTTTTGTCTTGCTTTGTTTGTGTTTCTGCTCTATACTATTTCTAAATTCGTACCAAATTGGTAACGCCCAGGGAAATTGCACCCCATTTTATCGCATTTTCATAGCATTTTTTTTAAAATGTGCCTCCCAGTGCTCTACAAGCCAAATTTTGGCATATATAAAAAATCGCATTTTCACCCCATTTTATCGCATTTAATTTTTAGACTTTGGCACACTGACAAAATGTCAAAAATACCACTGACAAAATGTCCTGACAAAATGTCACAAAGTTCCCACACACATATACATACGCGCGCGCGAGAGAAACCACGCCAAAAATGCCCGTAAACGCCATTTCTAGCCAGATCTGGGAACTTATGGCGCACTTTGGTATAATTATACCTAAAAAGGTTTATGCCCGTAGAATCGAGCGTAACACGGCAAAAACGCGGCGCGCGCTAAATTAGAATGCTTCTAAATGTAACTGCTTGAAAATCAATGAGTTACGATATTGATATATCATCTTTGTCCACCGTTATAGATATGCAAGTACTTGATTTTCAGTGTATTACGCTTGATTTTGGAAGGGTGGCGGGGTGTCACATAGCACCCCTCCCGGGACGCCTAGTGGGATCCTGAAATTTTTTTTATTTTTATTTTTCTGACGCGACCTATTCGCGGGATTGACAAAACCTGTCAAAAGCGTGGTAGATTTTCGAAAAAATGGCAAAATTGGAGTATTGATTATCAGCCAGTTAGCGAATTGTGGTTATCTTTTTGCCACTATTTTTACCAAAGATGCGTTTGTAAGTTATTGATTTTCAGCGTAGTGGTTAAGTGGTTATAAGTAACTTAATATATGAAACATTGTTATAAGGGGGGTATGTGTATATAGGTCTATATATATAGAACATAGCCACACAATAAATCGCCATCCCACGGCACTCTGTTGAGGAAAATGTAGGTAGTTGCCGATTTTATCAAAAACGCAAAGAATCGCGACTCTACGCACATCTATGCAGAAAAGTGTAGGTAATTTGAAAATAATTCCTATATTTGCCCCGTATGACAAGAAAGAGCATCAAAGTGAAGGAGGTTCGCTCCGGTCTGACCAGAATTTTCCGCTCTCCGAGGGAGGCGGCGTATTTTATAGGGGTGACCGACGGGGCGATCCGGTACGCCGTGCAGAACTCGAGCATCTGTCGCGGGTGGCTGGTCGAGGAAGTCCCGACCGTATATGTCGTGAGGATGAAGGATGATGGGAACTATTATGTGTGCGAGAAGACCGAGGGCGGCGGAGGGTTCGATATGCTCGGAGAGGACGGCGGGTACTTGCAGGAGAGCGATGTCGCCGAGGTATGGGATGTGACCGAGAATTTCAATAGAGTCAGAAATGGGAAGAATGAAAAATGACAGGCCAATCGAGTTCTTCGTCGTCGCGAAGGAAGCCGATAGCGGGAGAGAGGTCTGGTTTAGGACGGCCCACCTGCAAGGGTTCTCGAAGAAGACTCTTGCGGAGGCGTTTGCGACGGGGAAGGTTGTTTCTGGATATTGCTGGCGGAAGGTGCCGGTGCGCTATCGGCTCGTCACGGAGTTCGGGCAGATGTTCGACGCGAGATGGGACGCCGGAAGAAAGGCGTTCGTGACGGAGGACGGGCTGCTGGTCGGTAGGAAATGGTGCAAGGAAATAGAAGAATATGCCGATGTTCAGGGTTGAGCGCCCCGAGAGGCGCAAGCAGATACCGGGATATGGCGGTCGTTACGAGGTTAGCGACCTGGGGAGGGTGTACTCGGGCGGGTTCGAGTTGAGCGTGGTTGGCGGAAGGTATGTGAACCTGAGCTGGAAGGGAGCGGTAGAGCGGGTTTCGGTGAGTTATTTGGTGGCGAGGGCGTTCCTGCCGAATCTGGAGATGCGGCCGTACGTGCGGCACAGGAACGGGGATGTCTCGGACAACCGGGTGGAGAACTTGGAGTGGTGCGAGGTGAAGGAGAGGTGCGGTGCGAAAGCCGGGAGGAAGGAGATCGGGAAGGCGGTGGTCGCGTATGATGTGGAGAGCGGGGAGTTCGTCGGAAGGTGGAGGAGCGTGAAAGAGGCGTCGGAAGCGCTCGGTGTGGCACGGTCTTTGATTAGGAACTGCGCCGAGGGGAGGGCGAAGCGGGCGAAGCAGTGGATATTCAGGTATGCTTAATTACAAGGTAAGGAGATATGCCGGCTCGGAAGTGAGCGTGGAGAGCGCGAAGGAGATGTGCGTCGATGCTCTGAAGGAGATGTTGTGGCGTGAGGTCTGGAGGGATGAAATCGACCTGGAGGGGGTTCGGTGGACTGTCAGGGAGTGTGAGGACGGTATTGTAGAGATAACTGCAGAGATATGAAGATATGGTAGTAAAAGTGAAGAAACTGGTGCCGGGCGCGGCGTTGCCGAAGAAGGCGCATGCGACAGACGCAGGGTATGACCTGGTGGCGGTGAGTGGCGGATGGGTCGAGGAAGAAAGATTGTATGTGTACCACACCGGGCTGGCGTTTGAGATCCCGGAAGGGTATGTCGGGCTGGTGTTCCCGAGGAGCAGTGTGGCGAAGAAGGACTTGATTCTGTCGAACTGCGTGGGTGTGATTGACGCGGGGTATCGCGGAGAGGTAACCGCGAAGTTCGGGCTTGCGCAAAGACCGTTGATGAGTGGAGATTTGATTTATCACGCTGGTGACCGGATTGCCCAGATCGTGTTCGTGAAGCTGCCGGATGTGCAGCTGGTGGAGAGCGAGGAGCTGGGAGAGAGCGAGAGGGGTACAGGGGGTTATGGAAGCAGCGGGAGGTAGCGGTATGGTGAAGATAGAAACTTTGGAGATCGCCGGGTTTGTAAGCGCGTTCAAGGCGCTTCGGCTGAGTTATGGGAAGGAGGAGCGGAGCAGGTCGCAGGTGGATTTCCGCGAGGTCGGTGACGGTGGCGCGGAGGAATATTGGGCTTTTGATGCGGACCCGCGGGATATGGAGTTGCTCCAGAAGCTGGTTCGCGCGGGCGATGAGCACGCGAAGGTGCTGAGAGGGGTGGTCGTGTGGGCGAAGGTGACTGCGCCGGTGTACTGGTGGTGCGAGCAGGAGACCTACCGGGCTGGTCATGAGCGGCTGATGAGCGAGTCGACGATGCACATCGACTGCAAGGGGCTGAGTGGCGAGGAACTGCAGAAGGCTAAGGCGGAGATTCCTATGGGGAAAGAGCTGACGAAAGTGGATTTCTTCTCGTATCAGTGTCTGAGGAGGATATGGCAGCAGCGGAAGAACCACAGGTTGCCGGAATGGAGGGAGTTCTGCGAGTGGATCGAGTCGCTGCCGATGGCTGGAGAGTTGATAACCTTAAAATAATGTAGAAATGGAGATTAAGTTTCAGATTTGTGACAAGGTGTTTTATTTCAACACCGCAGAGTGCAGGGTGATGAGCGCCGAGGTCAAGGGTATTCAGGTTGTTCCGACCGGAATCAGCAAGGATGAGAACGGAGAGAATGTGCTGGACGGTGTCGTCGTGCTGTATCAGACTTTTGACGGCCCGGTTCTGTCGGAGGCTGAGTGCTTCCGGAGCGAGGCGGAGTGCCTGGCTTGGTATAAGGAGTATTTCGAGAAGAAATAGGGTCGCGGCGCGTGAAGGCGGCGGTCCCCGACCGTGGACGGCGTCTAGGGTAGGTTCGCAATATGGGGTCGTCGTATCCCGGACTTTTTGTTACGGCGTCTCCGGATGAAAGCGGGCGCAGCATAAAGACATATCCGCAATTGCGAGCAACGGTTGGCAGCCGGGAAAGACCGGCGAATGGGGGAGACCGCGCGTACATGGAGGTCCGACGGGAACAGGCCAAAATATCGGACTACTGCGGGTTCGAGTCCCGCCTCCCCCGCTTGGAAATTAGAAATGTTTTCGTAACTTTGTAGTCCGCGCTTTGGGTACGGCGCGAATAGAGAGATTTGGGCAGAGTGTTCGGGGATGTACCCTCCTTTCTTCGGAAAGGCCCCCGGACGCTCTGCCTTTTTGACTCAAAAACCGCAAGTTTTGTCAAAGAATAATGATGTCATAGACTACCTGGAGTCGGTTCTCGAGCCGGAATTAAACGGCAAGGGCGCGACGGACAACAAGGTGGACAAACTGAAGGAGGCCGAGATCTGCGATGCGTTCGATTCGTACATCTGCGGGCGTCCGGATGATCAGGGATGCGACTTTTTCAAGGTCGCTGAGGGTGATGTCATGTATATGTTCAACGGCAAGTGGTACGAGAAGATAGACGATGTGCGGTTGAGGTATGTGGTGAAGGAGGTGATGCGGAGGGTGCATGTCGGGGTGGTCTACATACGGAATTCTGCGGAAAAGGTTGCCAAGGAGTGCAAGGAATCGCTACTTTCATGCGAATGGTGCAAATTTGAGCCGGACAGACGGTATGTGGTGTTCAAAAACGGGGTGCTGGATGTCGAGCGGAAGGGTTTCTACGAGCATAATATCAAGTACAAGACGGACATTGTCTTGAATTTCAACTATATGTCGAGCGAGCGGAGCGCGTTATGGGACAGGGTAATCCAGCAAACCGTTCCGGATGACGGTATGCGGAGCGCGATGCAGCAGTTCTGCGGTGCAATGTTGGCTGATAGGAAGAAGTTCAAGATCGAGTATATGCTCATGATGGTCGGATCTGGACGGAACGGAAAGTCAGTTGTGACAGATGCCATCGCGGGCGTGTTCGGGGACGATCTTGTGAGTTCGTACAGCCCCGAGCAGCTCTTCGGGAGCAGCAGTCACAGCCTTTATAACCTCGCGGACATCAACGGCAAACTCGCGAACATCTGCGATGATTTGAAGAACAAGGATTTCTCCGGCGGTGAGTTCAAGCAGTTCATCTCCGGCCATAAGTTCCAGGCCCGCCATATCTATGGCCGGCCTTTTGTTGTGTCCAAGATCCCTCTGATGGTCTGCTGTATGAACGAAATTCCGCCGACTACGGATGACACGATGGGTCATTATCGGCGGTTACTGCCGGTCTTGTGCCCGAACCAGGTTGCTGAAAAGGATGTGGATTACGAACTTCCTGTCAAATTGGCGACGGAGGAGAACAAGGCGGCCATCTTCAATTGGCTTCTTGAGGGTTATAAGGAATTCGTTGCGAACAAGGGAAGAATTGATGTCAGCGACAGCATTAAGAGCATTCGCGAGGAAATCAAGGCGGACGCCAACTCGGCGCGTCGGTGGATTCGAGAGATGGGTTATAGGCCGATCAGCGCTCCGGACAAGACCGACCCGAGCTGGAAGCCCATCAATGAGTGGATGAAGATTTACATCGAGTGGTGCAAGGAATGCTCCGAGAACCCGAAGACCGCGAAGGCTGTCGGGACGGTCTTGAGAGACCTCGGGTTCGCGAGCGAAAAGCGCCGCAGCACCACCTGGTACTGCATAGGCTCTCCAGAAGAGGAGAAGCCGGCGTATAGTTTCTTTGGGACTGACGATAATACGGACGCTCCGTTCTAGGATATGGCTGATTACAGGATAGCAAGGGCATTCGAGCGGATCCCGGAGATAACTGGGCTGGAACTTACGCGGAACGGCGGCAAGTGGCAGGGGCCGTATTATATCGACGGCGCGAGGCATCCGATTCGGCGCGATAAATTGAAGATTTTTATCAGTCGCGGAACCATCTGGGTATACGAGGAGGGCGGCCACGGAATGAGTCTTCCGAACTGGCTTCAGCAATATGCCGGCGCGAGTGATTACTGGGACGCAATCAAGATAATCGAGGGAGAGTCAAGGGGGTTTGTATGGGACAAGTCAGTCCGCCAGAAGCAGCTCAAGACAGAATATGTCGACCCGAATGTTGTTCTCGGGGCAAAGCAGTACCCGCTGGAGCGCTGCCCGCTGTTCCGGTGGATGTGCTCTATGTTCCCGGAAGATAAGGTTCGGGCGACCTGGGAGAAGTACGGGGTAACGACCGATTCGAACGGATTTTGCGTGTATTGGTATATCGATCAGCAGGGAAGAGTTCTGTTCGACAAGCGCATAAAGTACGATGAGACGGGTCACAGAACGAAGGATTTCTTCCCTTCAAGGCAATATCGGGTCGCAGATGGATACACGGGGCGGTGTATGTATGGCGCAAATGTTGCCGATATGGACAAGAAACTATATGTAGCGGAGAGCGAGAAGGCCGTGCTGCTAATAGACCTTATGTATGGACGACAGGCGGTTGCTACTGGCGGAAAGTCGAATCTTCGCGACCTTGAAAAAAACATGGTATTATTGCCAGACTATGATGCTAGGGATGATTGGAGTATCAAGGCTCAAGAGGCCGGCATTGAAGTATGGCCATGGTGGGAGCGCTGGCCGGGCGGTAATGTGCCGGAGCACGCCGACATCGCCGATCTCATAGAACTGAAAATGTTGCATAATAATAAATGATTCCGTATATTTGCATAGTAAAGGTATGTGAGAGATACCGAGTAAGAACGATACGGCCCCTGCAAGTAGACGGTTGCTCTCACCTTCCGTTGAACGCTGGGGCCTGATTTTTATTATGGGGAAGTTTGTCGATCTTTCCGGGAAAAGATTCGGAAGACTTGTTGTTTTGGAATACCTCGGGTACTCGAAATGGAGGTGTGTTTGTGATTGTGGAAAAGAAAAGCATGTTAAAGGCGACGCCCTCAAATCGGGGCGAACGGTTTCGTGCGGTTGTTATCACATGGACATACTCTCTGGAAAACCGGCACACAACAGAACACATAACATGAAAGATACTCCGGAGTTTAATATTTGGTCAATGATGAAGAATCGTTGTACAAACCCAAACTGTAATAGACACAAGTTCTATAAGGATAAGGGAATAAAAGTCTGTGATAGGTGGCTTGGTCCAAACGGTTTTCAGAATTTCATAGCGGATATGGGAATGCGTCCCGGCCCATCATATTCTATAGACCGAATAGATAATGAAGGAGATTATACACCGGGGAATTGTAGATGGGCCACTAAAAAAGAGCAATCAAACAACCAGAGTCGGAATCTTATTATTTGCTATAACGGTAGGGAACAAACGCTCGCTTTATGGTGCGATGAACTTGGGCTCAACTATCAGAGAACATGGAAAAGGCTTAAAGACGGTTGGGACACAAAACGCGCATTCGAAGAGCCTTGTAGAGCGTGGTAATTTAGAATAATTCCAAATTAGATATGTGTATTTGGCGTGTAAATAAGGAAGATAGGCTGTGCGGGTATTGCATTTATCGGCAGTGCGTTGACAGGCCGAGGCCAATCGACCAGGCTCAAGAGGCGTGCAATAGGTACGCGGTTATCTTGAATCGGCTGATGGGTGTGGATGTATTGGAGGACTCAAGGAAACAGGCGGTCGTATGGGGTCGGAATATGATTGCTTACCAGATGTGTCTTGACGGTTTTACGCAGGAGCTGATAGCATCGTGCATTGGTCGCGATCGGTGTACTGTCGTGCATTGCGTCAAGAGCGTCGAGGCGATGATGAACAACCCGCATCAGTATTGGCGTGAGAATGAAATTTGGAACAAATTCCGGGAAAAGCTATCTTTGGGAAAAAACACATAGTATTATGAGTAAATTTCAAACATGGTGGTGGTTCACATTTAGGAATCCGGTAATCCGCAAGGGGGAGTCCGGCGGATTCAAATGGTGCTTCAGGCGTCTGGATATGGAAATTCGGACGGTAAGCGGGAATTTCAAGGCCAGATTCACGGCGGCAGAGAATCCTTATGCGTATTTGCTTGCGAGCGACGATGATTCGCAGGTGGAGGGATTCTGCCAGATTCTTTATAGCGTAGGCATGCTACTGACGACCGACCAAGAATTTGTTGATTCCATCACGAAGGCTCTGCGAGACTATGACAAGCGCTTGAACAAGAAGGCTGCGTCCGAGGTCGCCGAAGACGAAACAGAAGAGAAGATTGCGCTCGAAGAGGTAAAGCAGGTGCAGGCGTATGTCGAGATGCCGGAGAAGGAACGGAAGAAGAGGGAGCGGGATGTCAATGGACGATTCAAGAAAGCGGTACGGAATTTGCAGGAAGAGTCCGAAAAAGAATAGTTATGGAATCTCAAGAAAACGTTTACTATCGGGTTGGCGGAAAGTTGACCCACTGCGGCGTTGAATGTCTGCCCCAGGGTCATGATATTCCGCGCATCGTCATCGAGCGGATTGAGTACAAGGAGAGCGAGATGATCAACGGGCGTTCTGAATTCGGCGTTTGGGTGGCGCATTTCGCACCGAACCCGTACACCAGCCTTCCGCTTATTTTGAACGCGACGAACCGGAAACGGCTAATCAAGCAGTTCCCGGAATGCGACGGCTATCCTGCCCGTCTGAAGAATATCGCCGTTCGTCTCACGAAGGAGAAGTGCCGCGATATACAGGACGGAGGCGAAACCTGGGGTCTGCGCATCAGCAAGATTCCGGCAGACCCGGAAAGCGCTCCGGCAAAAAAGAAGGTCATCACCCCAGATAAGGTAGACATTGTCATAAATTGGGCGCGCGAGAACGGAAAAGGGATGTCGGATATTGCGTCAATGTATGACTTCGAGTCTGATACTGTGCGCGACGCGATTGCGGATGCTCTGAATGTTAACGATTTACCGGAATAGCATATGTTTAAAGAAGCAGAAATTTGGATTAAGTTCGCTTGTGCCGCGATTTCGGCGACCGACGGGCTTTATTATGACAAGAAAAGTGTGAAGGATGAGTGCGCTGCGGCCTCCGCTTATGCGGACGAGATGATGGAGCAGTTTTACAAACGGTTCCCTGAGGAGGACGAACTATGACAAACAAGGAGCTTGTCGTTAATATGTACGAGCACTTCAAGGAAGAAGCGGCTCTGCATAAAGAGGATCCCGAAAAGTTTGCTGCCGGGACGCTACAGGCAATGTTGATTTTTGCTTATGACTTGCTCGATAGGATTGAGTGCGCCACTGCAACTCCGTCTGACTGGACAAGGATGAAGGCAGGGATTATTAGGAATCACGGAGAGCGATGACAAAGGAAGATAAATGGCTTCGGAAGAGGCTCGGTATGATTACCGCATCGGAACTAGGGGACATAACATCGGCTTCCGGGAAGATTATCGACAGCAACCTGTCCTACATACGCGCAAAGCGCTGGGAGCGGAAGCACGGATTCTCTCACCCTGTGTCCGCGCGCGCGATGGACATTGGAAACGAGCAGGAGCCGATGATTGCAGAGTGGTGCCGGAAAAACCTTGGCATCGGAGAGATCGTTTATAGCAAGGAGTTGCCCGAAATTCCGTTTTGGATCTCCACCGACAGCAGGGTGGGTGCATCCCCGGATGCGTTTACGCCAGACAAGCGCATTGTTATCGAGATGAAGACGCTTGTAGGCGCTACATCCATCGAGTTCTTCGGTGATGACTATACGCCGTATGAGGAGAAGAAACTTGCCGTCTGGAAGGATCATGGCGACCAGATTCTTGGCCAGTTTATCTCGAACTCTGCCGTACAGGAAATTTGGTTGGTAAAGTATATCTATCAGGACGACGATATAATGGCTGACACGGATTCTCCATTAGCTTCTTGGCGCGGGCTTGTGTTCAAGTTCGATCGGAAGGACTATGAGAGTAGCATTGAAGAGATGCGCGAGCGCATTAGGCTCTTCGACGCTATGATTGATGCGCCCATTAACCCATCAGAGTTTAAGAAGGGCGAGTGGCATATTTTACCGGATGGACAACTCTCAAGGAAATGAAATTTAAAAAGAAAGACGGCATTATCTACGACGAGAAAGGAAGAGCGCTTGTAAAGACCGTATATTATGGTAAACGCAAGGTTCTTGAAAGGACTCCGACATGTACAATCGGAGAGTATTTCGCCGTTCTGTCTTGGATTTTTGATAAGGAAAATGGCTAGGCTTCCCCTAAATAGGACTACAGCTCCGCAGGTCATCAGGCTCTTCGACTCGTGCTTCAAGCGCGGGGTTTTGGATGCATGTTCCCAAGATGACGACTACGGCGTTAGGGAATGGCTTAACAGGCATAAGACGGACGGATCGTATGGCTTGGTATACGACGACGAGGATTTTGATTGGCGTCGTTGGCGGTTTACGATAGAAAGGTGGTGCAGAGAAGACAGGCTGGGGTCTGTCGGGGATACATATATCAATTCGATATATGTTAGGAGAAATAGCCATAATTTTTTGTTTGCAGTCCTTCCGATGACAATGCGCTTCTATCTGATGGGTGTTGAGGAGTGGCTTGAATATCCGAACCCGTTGGGTATTGAGCGTTTCAAGCACACGAAGAAGATCCATTGGAAGCAGATGCCGTCGCATATGGTGAATATGACAACGGCGGACTTTTTGAGTTATCTGCAGGAGTTTGTATACGAAAGGCAGAAGAAGAAACTCGAAGACGATTTGACGGAGTCGCAGTATGACAGCTTCTCTATTGCTATGTATAAATATACGAGAAAGTATGAGATACCTTACGACGAGCAGGCAGAAGAAGACATTTAAAATCGCGCACATGGATCCCGGCTCATTGCATCTTGATTTCATCATATTGCCCGTCGGGTATTCATACAATTCCGATATAGCAAGCGCGAAGAAGAGCGACATCCTCCGGCTTGGAGATGGGTCTGAACATGAAATTTTTACAGTTCAGAAGATTCAGACCAAAAAACCTATCGCTGATCTTTTATGTAGGATTCGCTACGGGATTACGCTTCGTGGATGTATAATGCGATGGAAGATGAATGCGCGACTAGAGGGGCACGGAGAAAAAGCGATAAGCGAAGACGAATGTTTATTAGTAGTATATTCGATTGATGAATACGATAAAGGCTAAATACGCAGAATATGTTCTTGTCCCGAAAGAAGGGCTGTCCGGCATAGAGCCTGGTGCATATGAAACGGCAGACGGGAAGACCTGTTTCGCCACATTCATTGCAGGCTGGGATAATCGAGACGGAGTGTACGACGAACAACTCGACCATATCTGTCAAAAGAGATGGAATTTGCCTTTTTCCTACATCAAGTCTCTTTGGATGGAGAGGTGTTGGGAGATTGAGGGGTATTGGTACTTATTGAATTTAAGGCTTAGTGTAACAGGGTAATGGACCGGCCTAAACAACATACCGCTATAATGGCGGAGATCCCGTGAAAGCCGGGGGCCTTTCTGGATGGGTACCTCAGATGGTTAGAGGTCGGGAGGTGGCGAAATTGTGCTGAAATAAGCTCAGCCTTCCGAAGTCGCAGGTTCGAGTCCTGTCCCATCCGCGAAATTTGTTTATATCGTAAATTCTTCTTATCTTTGCATAAACATTGTGTCGCAGACAATGAGTAGAAATTTAACACCCAGGACGAGTAGTGCAGAGCTGCGACCTCTGCGTGAAAGTTCTGGGATTGTTTTATAGAGATGGAAGAAATTTGGAAACCAATTGAAGGCTATGAAGGGAGATATGAGGCCGGAAATCTTGGGAACATAAAGAGCCTTAATTACCTTAACACTGGTATGGAAAAGGTAATGAAACCTTATTTGGTTGTGAGTAAGCACGGGAATGTCCCATATCTACAGGTCGATCTCTTTAAAAACGGCATAAGGCGTTCTCTCAAGGTACATGTTCTTGTATGTTCTGCATTTCATGGCGCACGGCCATCCGATATTGACGGAGACGATCATGTGGAAGCAATGCATTTGAACGGAAATTCGTTAGACAACCGCGCGGTTAATCTCGCATGGGGAAGGCACATTGATAATGTCCGCGAGAAGAATTTTGTGGTAAAGCAAGTGGCGGCACAAAAGAAAAGATGGGAGAACGGAGAGTATGATTACCAAAAGAAGCCAGTAATGCAGTTTACTTTGGAAGGTGTTTTTGTTGCAAAATATGAGTCCGCATCATCCGCTCAAAGAGAGACGGGATGCAATCAAAGTGATATATCTAAACAGTGTCGCGGAGTAAGAAGATGGCCCGTTGGTGGCTTTAATTGGAAATTTGCTGATAAATAATCATGCAGTTACGCGATTATCAAAAGGAAATGCTTTCAGAGGCTCGTGAAGCGCTCAAGAAGTATAAACATATTATTGTTCAAGGGCCAACCGGAATGGGGAAGGGTGTCCTTATCGGTTCGATGGCATCGATGAGCAAGTATCGTGTATTAATTCTGGCGCATAGCGAGGAAATCCTGAAGCAAGATGCAGGTCACGCTCGCAAATGGGGTATAGAAGTCGCAGAGGTTTTTGCGAAAACTCGCAAGATGCCCGAGGCTCGCTGTGTTACAATGATGGCTCAGACGCTTCGGCAGAGGCTGAAGAAAGCGGAGTGGGCGAGATGGTTTGATGAGTTCGGGTTCATTATTTTGGACGAGTGCCACAGGGCCGAATTCGACTTTGTATTTGAGCAGCCAGGCGCGGACTGCAAATATGTCGTAGGGTTGTCCGCTTCTCCGGCAAGATATGGCCAAATGCGACAGCTCGGCTTGGACTATGGTGCAATCGTCATCGGCCCGCAGGTTTCCGAATTAATAGATCAAGGGTATCTGTGCAAGTGTCGGCTTTTCTCCTTGGACGCGCCGAACTTGGATGATGTTGAGTGGTCGTATGGACGCGGGGATTACAATCTCAGCCAGATGGCCGCGAAATTTAAATCAAGGGCGCGGTATGTCGGAGCAGTGGAGAACTACAAGCGCATCTGTCCAGGAGAGAAGACTTTGGTGTTCTGCTGCAGCTCAGAGCAGACGATTGAATTGACGAAGGCTTTTTGTGAGGCCGGCATCGATGCCCGCTACTGCCTTTCCGGCGACTTTGACGAGGACGACGATTACAGCGGTGATCGAAAGGATGTCGTTGATTCCTTCGCACGAGGAGATTTCCCAGTTTTGGTCAATTTTGGCCTATTCACGACCGGAATCGACATTCCGGACATCAAGGTTGTGATGCTGATGTTCTCGACGACATCGCTGGTCAAGTACCTGCAGTGCCTTGGACGTGCCAGTCGGCCGGCTGAGGGCAAGAACGGAGAATTCATCTGCCTGGACTTTGGGCGCAACTATGAGCGGCTTGGCCGGTACGAGGATGACCGCATATGGTCCGTCTGGCACAATACCGGCGCTGGCGGCGGCGTCGCGCCTACGAAGGAATGCCCGCAGTGTGGAAGGCTGGTGCCGGTGTCATGGAAGCAGTGCCAGTTTTGCCAGTATGTCTGGCCGACGCAGCAGGAAATATACAATGCCGAACTTAACGAAATCGTAGCGAGGGAAGATGAGGAATCTCTAGAATCTTATGTGGCGAGAAAGAAGTTAGAGGGGAAGTCGAATAACTGGATATTGGTACAGTGCTGCATAAAGAATCCGGATAATCAAAAGGAAGCCTTTATGAGAGCCATTGAGGTGCTAAGAACAAAGCACGGGGCGAACATCAGCCCGAAGTACTACTTCTTTTTTAAGAAAGAAATCCTAAGCAAGGTCAAGTTCAAGAAAAAAGACGAAGGCCCTTCTTTATTCAAATAATTCTTCTTATCTTTGCATACACACTCGTGTTGCAGACGAGGAAGAGAAATATAAGAGCCCCGAATGAGTAGGAAGGTGCTGCAACCACCTTTTGAAAATTCGGGGATTCGTTTTTTTTGATATGGAAGAAATTTGGAAGGATGTAAAGGGGTACGAAGGAGAATATCTGGTTTCAAATCATCAGCGGGTAAAAAGAGTAAGAGACGGCTATATATTGCAGCCTGTTATATCAACAGCAGGATACAAGGTAATCGGGCTTCGGCACAGACAGTTTCAATTGTCAAGAATTATTGCTACTGCGTTTATACCGAACCCTGATAATAAACCGCAAATTGACCACATAGATGGAAACCCTTTGAATAATAGTATATCAAATTTGAGGTGGGCAACAAGTAAAGAAAATATCAATAACCCAATCACGAAAATTCGTCAAAAGGCGGCTATGAGAAAGAAGTGGAAGGATGGAGTTTACGATGGTAATAAACGCAGTATTTTTCAATACACAAAGGCTGGAACTTTTATTAGAGAATGGAATAGCATAAAGGATGCAGCAGACTTTCTCGGTAAAAATAGGGCGACAATTATAAATGCTTTATCTCACCCAGATAAGAGAAAGACAATGCATGGATATATCTGGTGCTACGCTGACGACACTAAGCGCATAAAAGAAATCGAATCATTGCGCGAGGACTCCTCGCAGAAACTGTTTTAGGCATATTCTTTGTAGGTCTCCCGGGCATGATACTATCTACTGACAATTACCAGCGCATCTACGACCAGCTTCTGGACGAGCGGGTAAAGGTGCATTATTATTTGCAAAAGAACGCAAATAAGATGAATAAGCAACTCCGCTCCGCAAAGAGCATACCTGTATGGTATTGCGAAACCATTACGATGCCGAAGACCAACAACACTTACCTATTGTATTACTATGCTGCGACAAAAGGAGAGGTTGCGACCGGATCTTGTTGGTCTGGCGCGCCGCTTCTCATAAACGACGAGAACGGACACAGGGTTGCCGTAATGCTCCGAAAGATGACAGAGTCTGATCCGCGCGCCAAAACCGAGACAAAGTACATGTCGCTGCAGGTCTATTCCGGTCATTTTTTTAGTCGTTACAGAGAGCGGATGAATCTTTCTGCCAGTCTTTCATCTAACGATGTAATAACTGCGTACTTCGGTCGTAATGAGGGTTATTTTTCAGAATTGGATTATGACAAAATCGTGCTGGAGAAGAACCGACATAAAGGCAACAGCGCATTTGGCATAGATGACGGTGTAACGCTCGCGGAGGTAACGAGATTGGATGGCGGTCTTGTCGTGTTCAAGCATAACACATTTCTGTCAAGAAGCGAGTTGAAGGACAGCCAAGAGGAGGCGACCCCTTCCAAGGAAATGATGAGGACAATGGCTCTTGCGTGGGAATTGAAAGGTATGGCGAAAAAGTAAGGAAGATGACAATTGAAGAATACAAGACCCAGCCATTTAAATATGACGGAGAGGGAAGACCCGTCCCGATAAGCGAAATCTGGTCAGACCTGTCTCGCCGCGACCGCCGAGAGATGGAACGGCTCGTCAAGAAAGGGAAGAATCCCGATATAATGAAGTATTTATGAGTGAACAAGTAAACCACCCATCTCACTACTTGAAGAACGGTAGGGAGTGCATAGATGTAATGATAGAAAAGTTCGGCATCCAGGCAGTAATTAACTTCTGCGAGTGCAACCAGTTCAAATACGAGTGGCGTGCGGGGCTGAAGGAAGGCAATTCTGCGGAGCAGGATTACCAAAAAGCGGAATGGTACAAAAGGAAAGCCGCAGAACTTCGCGCTTCAAAATAATTTTGCTATCTTTGCAAAAACCGTAATGTTATGGAAAAAGAATGGATTAGCCCGTATGTCCACCCGAATGTTGGTATGCAGGTAAGGATGTGGATTCGAAACAAGCGCTCCGGAAAGAGTTCTTACAGAAAGGCGACTTGGGACGGAACGCATTGGTCTCTTGAGAAAATATCAACCGACTACGAGTTGGTGGGTTGGCACGAATGATTATAGAAACTCCAGAGCAGCCGAAAAAGCGCCGGCATTCGCAGCCGGAAATGAAACTCCAGGCTGAATGCTTTCGCATGGCGTGGAACGATTTTCCTATTACAAGAAAACTTCTTTTTCATGTTGAAAACGAACTGAATTTTGCCGGGGACAATTCCATTCGCGGGGCGATTCGCAGATCAGAAGGGATTGTAAAGGGCGTGTCTGACTTGATTCTGCTTATACCACGCCGGGACTGGCACGGTCTAATGATCGAACTTAAAACAGAGGATGGCCGGCAGTCACTTGCCCAGAAAGAATGGCAGTCACTTGTCGAGGCGCAGGGATACCGTTACGAAATAATCCGAACTTTGGATGATTTTCGATCTCTTCTCTGGGATTATCTCGGATAAATTCTTATCTTTGTCATTATGCCTGGGATTTTACCGATGCGCCCGAAATCGGGCAAATTTGACCTCAGACCGGAAGAGATGGATGGTCTGTCGTATTATGTTTTGTCTGGATGTCCCCGTGAGGTAGCATTTCTCAAGTTTATGCGACCAGACTTTATTGGTTCAAAAGCCCAGACGGTCATCAAGAATGCCGTGTCGCAATTCTTTGCGATGAAGGATGTGAAGGATTACTTGGACGCATATAGGGCAACCATAGAAGAATTATTGAGCCCATCTAAAAGGGAGGACAAACCCAGCGGCACTCTTGAGGAGCGGAAGGCGAGGGCAAAGACGAAGATAGTCGAGTTCGCAATGGAGTTGGCGGACAATATAGAAAACGCAAGTGACAAGGAGTTCGTTTTAAAGATGGCAGACAAGGCCGGACTTCTCGACCAGGAAGAACAGGTCGAAGAGCAGCCTAGGAGGTATCTCCCTGTAAGCTGCCAGTCCGGGTGCGCGTATAGGATGTTCTGCGAGGAGAGCGCCGATGATATGTGTCAATACTGCAAGTATCACGCATTCGGAGAGGAGAATGGGGTTCACTTCGAAAAAACAGAAATTCTCGATGTTCCTATTGCTAATTCGGAATAATTTCGTATCTTTGCTTTCGCCAAGTACGAGATGGCGAAATGGACACATAGAGGCCCGGATAAGTAGGCGTTTGCTCGTACCACTCGCTGAACATTCGGGCACTTTTTGTAAAAATGGGAAAGATAAATGACCTTACTGGTCGCAGATTTGGCCGACTTATAGCCCTTGAGTATATGGGGAGAAGAAACGGGAGGACATTGTGGCGGTGCGCGTGTGATTGCGGGAAGGAAACTATCGTTGGATATTCCAGTCTTTTGAGCGGTGGCACGCGCTCTTGCGGATGTCTTGAAAAAGAAAATTTAGCATTTATTCAGAAGAATTCAGCCAACCGGGTATCTGCATCGAAAGATTTTCCCGGAAGTCTTAATAAACATCCCTTATACGGGACATGGTCTAGCATGTTGACTAGGTGCTATAATCAAAACAGCATTTCATATAGGAATTATGGCGGGC